ATGAGGGCTTTCCTCCACGCACGGCTGCGCCGTTGATTGAAGATGAACTGCTGGTCTTGCATAGCCTGAAGCAGAACATTGGCATGACTTCAACGCAGCATGGGGAATATCAAAAACTCAAAACCCGACTGCTGAAGGAAGTAGCTGACAAGGTTCCCGGCATGACCAAAGCCAACATGCTGCTCAAGCTGGAGAGCTTCCGCGCTCAGAGAATTGCGATGCGTGCGAAGGTCATTGCTCGAACTGAGTTGGCCTATGCCGCGTCAGCAGGACAGGACATGCTGTGGAACGTGGCTGCGAAATCAGGAAAGCTGGATACCAGTCTCTTGAAACGTCGCTGGCTCGTTGCCGGGTTCGGCGCGTGTAAGCAGTGCCTGTCGCTGGCTGCGAATAAGCCTGTCCCGTTTGGCAAAACCTTTACCGACAATGGTGGCAAGAGTTTCGTGACTGCCCCGGCGCATCCAAACTGCCGGTGCGCGGTCAGTGTCACGGGCAAGGAGTTTGCATGACCTAGCCAGAAGCCACAGCACGGGCCGGTCGTGCCTCTTGCCATTGGGTGCTTCTTCTTTTCTTCTTCCCAGCCGATGGCAATCGACCGCTGGCTTGCCGACGATAGGTTCGTGCTGTGCCTTGTGGTTATGTCTCAGTCATGATTGGCAAACTGAAAGCCAAAGTGGTCGGCTGGGTCGTGGGACGTAGTGTCGAGAACTTCTTGGAAGGCCAAGAGCTTGACCGCCAGTCGCGTCAGCAAGTCGCCGGTACTGTCAAACGCGCCGTGAAGAACATCATGCAGGGGAAGCAAACGATGAAGAACGAACCGGTGCTGCTTGGGGGCATCATCACCGTGGCGGTCGCGCTTGCATCAGCCTTCGGCCTTGAACTTACGACCGAGCAGTTAGCCATCACCGTATCAACCGTCATCGCAATTGTTAGCTGGATACAAAGAACGCTAGTCTCACCAACCCACAAGGAGAAATGAAAATGGGATTCCTACAGATCGGCCTGAAGTTGCTGCCGTATATTGTCGAAGCGGTGCAGTGGGTGGAAAAGTTTATCACCACTAAGGGCAAGTATAAGCAGGACTGCGCGGTCTATATGGTGAAGTCGATTCTCGGCGTTGCCGAGGCTGGCGTGAACAAAGACCTTCTTGATGATGATCAGGTTGAGGCTGCGACTCGGAAGGTAATCGATGCCGTGGTGGCGCTCCAGAACATCATTGCTAAAAAAGAGAATGCCTAGCTTTATGGCTACCTCACGAAGAAAACAACGATGGGTGAATAACCCTGACGATATTCGTTACCGCATGATCGAAGCGTTGATGCGCTCCGTGCCAATCGTGGTGCTGTTCATGGTGATCTCAGGCGTGGCGCAGTTGCACAGCAATGCGGTATTCGACGCCAACGAGTGGCATAACTTACTTGAGGGTGGCGGTGGAATGGCGGTGGCGTACGCGCTGCTGCGCCTCTGGAAGATCGTCTGAGATGAGCCGACCGCTGCGGTTGCCGTGCGACCTGAGTCCTCACAATGCTGCGATGGAAGTGAGGAATGGCGTGCTGCATCATTTGGAACCACCACGAAAAAAGGTGGCGATCACGGGAGCCGGAACGTCAATGAGTCAGTTGCCGTGGGACGATGAAACCTACGAGTGCTGGTCAATAAACAACTTCTGGAATGCCATGCGTGACCCAAGCGATGGGACGCTGAGAGCCGACCGATGGTTTGAACTGCATACGCCTACGGAACCAATTCAAGACAAGTACGATATGGAGTGGCTCCGCGAATGTCCGGTACCGATCTATACGACCGAGCCGTTTCCTGAAAACAAGAACGCGATTGTGTATCCAGTGGAGATGCTCTCTGAAAAGTATCGACCCTATTTTTCGTGTACCTTCGCATATCAAATTGCGCTCTGTCTGCACGAAGGCATCGAAGAACTTGCCGTGCATGGCCTTGAACTTGCCTACGGCACGCAACGCGAGGCCACGGTTGAACGGGCGTGCGTGAACTGGTGGCTAGGGCTTGCCGAGGGTCAAGGTATGAAGATAACAATCCCCGATGGCGACTTCGTTCTCGACCATTTTGGGCTATATGGCTTTGATTATTGGGCAGAGGCAAACACCGTGAAGCAGTACGTGGGCAGTCTGATTGGACGAAAGGTTGCCGAGTAGTTGTGTTTTCTGTTTCCTTGGCGCATAGTTTTAAGTGGGTCGGTGAATGGTGGTGGAGTCTGGGCGGTGCGAATTCTTTTTGCTTCTCCTTAGAGTTCGCATTGCCCTGCTCCGATTAGTGAGGGTGAATGGCTGAACCGAAGTTCTTGAAGTCGCTTGCGGATGTTGAGGCGTGGCGCGAGAAAGCTGCCAGCGGAAAAGCCTCATCCAAAGTTGTTCTGCGAAAGCAATTCGTGAGTGAGATCGAGGTTGAGGATGACCGCTCGATTAAGTTCACCATCACCACTGGCGCACCTGACCGAGAGAAGGATGTTATTGATTCAGAGGGCTGGGACTTGTCAGCCTTCCTCAAGAACCCCGTGGTGTTGTTCGCTCACGACTACGACAGTCTGCCAGTCGCAAAGGCGACGAGCGTTGAGCAACAGGGTGACAGCCTTGTGGCAACCGCCGAGTTCGCGCCGAAAGAATTGAACCCGATGGCCGAGCAAGTCTTTCAGATGCTCAAGGCCGGGTTCCTCAAGGGCGCATCAGTCGGCTTCAGGCCGTTGACGTTCAGCTATAACGAAGACCGTGGTGGTGTGGACTTCGGGACACAGGAGCTTTTGGAATTCAGCGTGGTGCCAGTGCCAGCGAACGCGCAAGCGTTGATGGCTGCTGGCCTCAAAGGACTCGACACCGAAGTGATGCGTGACTGGGCAGAATCAACGCTCGACACGCTGAACCTCGCGGAAGTCCACAAAGGTATCTCCCCCACGAACGTATCAACGGAAACCGCGCCGATGGATGAGTCATGGCGCAAGCCGACACTTGGTGACTACGTTGACCAGCCGTGGGAAGAACTCAAAGGCAAAGAGCGTCGGCGCATCGCAGGACATTACGCATGGGCGACCGCTGCCGTGCCTGAGAAGTTTGGCGACATGAAGCTGCCTCATCACCGGTCGAAGGATGGCTACGTTGTATGGCGTGGCGTGGTGGCTGCATCTAGTCGGCTCGACCAGACGAACTTTCCTTCTGAGGATATGGGTGCAGTCAAGCGACACCTTGCCAAGCACTTCAAAGAATTCGACCGCACTGCCCCGTGGGAACGCGATGCGAGTAGCTGGGCAGCATTTACTAAGGCACGCACACGCGCCCAAGCCAAGGCAGCAGAAGTGCTAACGGATCAGGAACTGGCGCGGTTGCTGGATGACTTTGGGTTTGAGGATGAGGCGGTCACACTGTCGGCCTCACTGCATGAGCAGGAACACCCTATGGACGCAATGACCAAGCAAGAACCAGCATACGAAGCGGAGTCGATGGCAAAGGCCAACAAGCTCATCGATAAAATTCGCAAGGACTTGAATCGTATTCAGAACGTGGCAAAGGAGTGCATAGTTGGCATTGACGAATATCAGAACAGCCTTCGCAGTGGCGAGGCTGAAGTTGTCAAGGACGAGATAACTCCTGCGCCGATCAAGGAAGCAGTTGAGTCGCTTGATGACATTGTGCTTGAGCTTGCAGAGAGTCCTGAAATGTTGGACGTAGACCTAGACAACCTTGCCGACTCCATTCGGTCGGCAGTAACGCAGACGATTGGAGAATCGGTGCGGTCAGAGATGCGGGATAGCGTGAATGCTATGCGCGGTCGCATCGATTAGCGTGGGAGAACACGATGAGCAAGATGACGCAGGAACAGCTAGCAGAGTTTATTAAAGAAACGACCCTGCCAGTGATTCAGGAGCAGGTTGGTAGCGACGTTGCCAACATCGTTCGGGAGAATGTCGAGAAGGTGGCGAACGACCCGAACGGCGCATGGGCAAAGAAGTGGGCGAACCCCTTCATGGAAGGGCAGGACAAAGTGGCACCCCCGAAGCGCGAGAAGGGTTTGGCGTTCGGTCGGGCGGTGCGTGCGATGGCTGCTGCCAAGATGCATAAGCTTGGTGCTGATGGTGTCGTGGAGATTCTGAAGCAGTGGGGTGATGCCGACATCGCTGACGCGATGACGGCAGCACAGACCAAAGCACTGGCAGCAGGGAATGCGACAGCCGGTGGCTTCCTCGTCCCAACGGAATTCAGTAACGAGGTGATCGAGCTTTTACGAGCACGATCAATCGTGCGGAAGATGGGTGCGAGAACTGTCCAGATGCCAACCGGCACGGTCAAGTTCCCGAAAATTTCTACGGGCGCATCGGCAACGTATGTAGGTGAGAATACGAACCTGTCGAAGTCTGAGGAAACCTTCGGACAGTTGACGCTCACCTTCAAAAAGCTGGCAGTGCTGACGCCGATTTCTAACGACCTACTTCGCTACAGTTCACCGTCAGCGGATGCGGTCGTAAGAGATGACCTCGTCAGTGCGATGGCGACCAAGGAAGATGAGTCCTTCATCCGAGGGACTGGCACAAGCGCCACGCCAAAAGGCATTGCGAACTGGTGCGTGGCTGACCAGAAGATTGCGTGTCAGGCGAAGACGCTGGCAAATGTCTTCGAGGATTTGGGCAAGCTGGTCATAGCTTTGAAGGACGCGAACATTCCGATGATTTCACCGGGATGGATGATGGCTCCGCGTACCGAGATTACCCTTGCCACAATTCAGGACGGCAATGGCAACACGCCGTTCCGTGAGGAACTGAATCGTGGCACGCTTTGGGGCTATCCGGTTGGCGTGACCACGAACATTCCGACCACGCTCGATACGACCGGCGCAGGGTCGGATGACGAGTCAGAGATTTATCTCGTGGACTTCGCCCAAGTGTTAATCGGGGAAAGCATGGGACTGCTCGTCGATGCTTCGCAGGAAGCTGCGTATCACGACGGGTCGAACGTGCAAGCAGCATTCTCGCTCGACCAGACTGTGGTGAGAGCCATTGCTGAACATGATTTAGGGCTGAGACATGAGCGGGCTGTGGCCATGCTCACTGGGGTTGATTGGAGTCCATAAGGTTGGTGACTGCAACTTTTATTTGTTGAGGATATAAACATGATTACTAGAGATGTTGCACAAATCAGGCCGGTGCTTGGAGTTCGTCACCAACGCTACGACGCAAGCTGCGGTTCCAATGACGGCACGACCGGCAACGAAACACTTGGCCCGATCATCGACCGCCTAGGTCTTGGTCGGCAGTACAACAGTGCCTTGCTTCATGCGTTCGGGTATGGAGACATCGGCACGACAACCCTCGATACTGCGTTTATGGCAGTGTCAGGACGCTTGGAACATAGCTCGACCACCTGTGCGGATGACTTCGCCGAACTCTCCACCGCGCAGCGTCCGAGCTTGGCTCCATTGTTCCAGACCGGCAATACGACCAGCACGCTGGCTTCAGGCTTCATGGCAACCAGCACATCGGTCGGCACGTTTGGAACCTACACAGCGACTGCGACAGGGTCGGCTGCTGGTGAGGCGTTCGCATTTTATGACCTCACGCCAGCCAATCGCTTCCTTCGGGCATCGTTGCTGTGGCAAGCTGAAGCGTCGAGTTCGGGTGGATCGAATTTGAACGCAGGAGTGGACTTGGGGCTTGGGGCCGTTGACCTCGTTCCGCACAACACAACGTCCACGACACCGGTATTCGTTACGACCTGCAACGAATCGTAGCGATGCAATGGCGTTGGTCAGGGTCGAGGTTGTTAGGCGTACGCTAGTCTTGAGTCATGGGTTAACGGTTGCCGTTGGCGAATGTCTTGGGCTAGATACCGACAACCCTGAACACGCCGCGATCATCAGAAGCGGGTGGGTGCGTGATTGCCCACCCGTTTCTTCACTCACCGCGTCACTTGAACACCAACCCAATAAAATGATGCGCCGTAGTCAGGCGTTACGAAAGTGACTTATTATGTCCAGCCACCTCACCGCATTAGAAGCCGAACCGGGTAGCGGAGTTGATTTCAATCACCCGGCTGAAGCTGACTACACCCTTACGATAGAAGATCGGGAACAAGCTCTCGTTACC